CCCGCCAGCCGTATTGCTGACGGGGTATCATAACGTGAACGTTGGTCGAAACCTCAACGTGCATCTATGCTTGGTTATGTGGCAATATATTTTTGGGTATAGTTGTATCCGTCCGCATAAATGCGGATAACACAAGTAGTTGTTAATATAATATTGATTAATTATTATTTAGCAAAGATACTATGCACCATTGCACGCCCTTTCTCCGTGAAAACCGTGTACGAGCTTGTACCGATGCTTCCGTCATTTCTCGTAAACTGATGCGTTCGCATTTTGGTGTAACCCTTACCTTGATACTTAGCTGTCAGCATCCACGTGCCCGATTGGTAGAACATCACCTTTCGCTCTTTGAGTGCCTTGTGGAACTTGGCGGCATCCATCCCAACCTCTTTTGCAATCTGCGTGGACGTATAAGTGTTGACGGATTGCAGGACGTTATCCACGTACTGCACTTTCGGGGCTGCTTGGCGTAGTTGTTCTTCTTGTAATGCGTTCTGCTGTTCAAGACGCTTGTTTTCGGCTTGTAGGTTCTCAACCCTTTTCTGCAAAATCTGCTGGGAACGCATAAGGATGTAATCGTCATTTTTGAGCAATGCTTCCCGTTTGTTAAACTCATTGATAAACCTTTCTTTGAACTCGCCTGCTTTTGCGCCTGTGTAGCCCATGACAAGGAAACTGAAACCATCTTTGGTCATTTCGTAAGCTGTCTGTTCCCGATTTCTACTATCAATGTAGGTAATAACGCCAAAATTGGCGGCATTAAAACTCGTTGAGCATGAAAGGCTTTCAATGTCTCTGACTACTTTATTATGTTCTTTCCCGAACACTTCCGCAACAAGTAACGAAGTAGTAACATCGCTCCCGTTGCTGTTTTGAAATACTAAGTTTTTCATATCTCTGTAAGCATTTAAAAGATACGTTTTAGGCAAACAAAAGCGGCTGCCATATACGCTGCTTACAGATGACGCATTCACTACGAGAGCAAACACTATAATCTTACGTATAGGCAACCGCCAATATCCTAATGTATGAGCATAAAAAATGCCCATGTATGATATGAGCAACTTAACCGCTTGCTCCGCGTAACGAATACAATCGTCATCTGTAAGCACCGCAAAGATACGAACAAAATTCTAATATGCAAGTATATTTAATTATTTTATATGCTGGTTTTATTGCTTATTATTTGGAATTGGTCTAAATAGTATGTATATTTGCGCATGATGTGTGAAGTTGCACGTCACTATAAAAGGACGAAAGGACATGGTAAAAGTTGGTGATGTTTGCCCTCTTTTTTTCTCACCTGTAAAAGATAAGTTTGGGCTTGATATGGACTATATTCAGAAGTTCCACGCTTCTGATAAAATCCATATACAGGTATTCACTAATGCTTCTGAGGAAGTTTCAGCGAGCCTGAACAATCTTGCCGCAGGAAATTCTACACCAATATCACTTTCCACATATAATCATAATGACAATGTAGTGATGTATTACGCCATTCTTCGAGACTTGGAGGATGCCGTATATACGGTTACAATCAACGAATATACATCAGAACCTTTTATTGTATGCTCCTCTGACGACTTGTTAGAGGAAACTGTACTTATCCGTTATTCCCATAAAAGCAATAACTCCGCTTTTGATAACATATTTTGGGTAGATGATATTCAGCAAGTATTTAATTTTCGTGTGGAAGCAGGATTTAAACCTGGAGGATATTCCCCTCGAATAGATAATGAGCAATATCGCAACCAAATGCAAGAGATAGAAGAATTATACGCAGTACCTTATGATGTGTATAATCTTACGATAGGAAATTCAAGCGGCGTCCCTTATTGGTTTGCAAAACACATAAACCGTATTTTATGCCTTTCTATGGTGGAAATTGACGGGACAAGATATGTCCGTTCGGAAAGTTCTGTTCCGGAAATGACGCAAGTTATTGAAGATAGCCAGCTGTTCCATATAAATATGGCTCTTGAATTGCAGAATAACGATATTGCAGGTATTGGCGGCTCTCCTGAAGCTGGTTCTTCCGCCTCTTTCCCTGCATTCCTGATAGACCACGCCAAAGATGGAGAGATGTTGCAATTCAGCGCAGAAAAAGCTGCATTTACTAATGTTGATAAGGTTGAGGTATGAAAAAAAGGCTTAGTAAAATATTATGGTTTGGTGATGCTCTTAATGAAAACAATCAGGCAGCTCCCCCTGCTTTATCTCCGAGTGATGAAGAGCATTTACAAGGTCTGAATCTCGGGGAAATATATATATGCGTCGCAGATGCCGACCCAGCACTGTTCATCAGGACTTCCGCCGACCGAATTGTCTACTTTAAGGCTCTTGATATAGAGGCTTTATCCAAGTTCTTTATAAGAAAAGACAGACCGGACGAAGCTGGATTTTTAATAAAGTTCTTAGGTGGATTGTTTTCAGACTACATCCAGTCCATGAACTTTTCTTCCGGTGCTCTCGGTGAAGGCTTTGTTATTAAAGTAGACAGCAAGACGGGAGACAGCTATTTGGAAGTAGACCATATGTTGGCACGCAAAAGTGCCACGTTTATTGAGTTGCTGATACAGCGATTACGCCAGGTTGGCGGTCAGATAATACTTTCTCCCGCATCCATGTCATGTTCTAAGGTAGAGGAATACGATACCTTTTACCGCTGTTACTTCGAGAACACAGACGGGGAAAAGACCATTGTTCAGGAATTTGTAATAGGAGACCAAGCCCGCAGCCAGACATTCAACATCAAGCCAGGCGTACATGAGAATGTCTCTAATACCTACTATTGGCGGTTGGTGACAAGCGTAGGTGACAATTACATAGACCTTTCGAAGAGCGACTGTGACACGGGGTCTGCCGCACCACAAGCAGGCGATGACATTGTACAGTTAGGCAACCGGACGGATAAGACCAGACAGAACGCCATCGTATTGGCAGCATACGGGAATGATACTCCGAGCTTCCGTCAGTATGCAGGGATTGATTCTTATTCTTTGACTGGTAAAGAAGTGACAGCTTTCAGTCCTAATGGGAATAAAGTTACTGGTGACTTTATCCTGAAAACGGGTGTGAATATCCTTACCCAGTTCAAGATATTGGAAGATTTGATTTACTCTGAAATCTCCAAAGTGTTTGACGAGGTGCAGGCAAAGGATAATTATCTGTACAATGCATCATTTGCAAGCAATACGAACGGTTGGGAGACAAAGAACGATGTTCGTTTCTTTACTGTGAACGGAAAGTTCTTATTAGTGAATGGGGAGTTCTATTCCCGCAAGGATGCCATGGCTGCCGTTATCAGAGACGGGGATAGAAACGTGCTTCGTATTCTTTCTTCCGGAATTAAACAGTCAAATGCTGATTTAGCCAATAAACCGACCTATGAGGAAGGGGAAGAACCGGGAAAGTTCTTTATCTCTTTCCGGTATAAGGTAGCTACAGCCGGAACGCTGACAATAGGATTTCCCGGTCAGAACCTGCATTTCACCGAACGTCTTGAACCGAGTGAGGAATATGCAATGAAGGAGTATTCCGGCGCATGGGATGGAACGGGCGATTTCGAGTTGAAGTTTACGGGGGATATATACATACACTCGCTGGCTCTTACCGAAAACGCATTCGAGGATTTATATACAAAATTAAGTTCCGAAATAAAGCAGACAGCGGAAAACCTCAAATTGTCTGTTACAAAAATAGAGGAAGATGTAACGCAGTTGGGGCTGGACATCAATGGAGTTACCGATGAACTTAAATTATATGTCAAAAAAGACGGATTAGGTTCAGAAATCAATGTGGCACTTGATAACATTTCCGTGGTTTCCAAAAACATATACTTTACCGGAGATATATCCGCCAACGGGAATGTGTCTATTCAGGCAGACGGGACAATAAAGGCTATTGGTGGATATTTTGAAGGAGAGATAAATGCAAACAGCGGGGTGTTTAAAAATGTAAGAACTCCTAACAACTCTTTGGTGATAGACGAAAATGGGAATGTTAGCATTGTTGGCAAAATATCAACCGCTTCGTCAGGTACAAAAATAGAAATAAACCCAAATTCAAACAGCCTAAAATTTTATAATTCAAAAGGATATGATGTGGGTGGAATTTCATTCCTTGATAGTGGAGGCGGAGGTACTTCTGTTACTTACCCAAGATTAAAATTGGACAATATAGCAAGTGATGGCAACTTAACTGCGTCTACCACCCTTTTTGCAGGGTCATTGTCAATGATTTCAAATTTAAGTGGGTCAAGATACCAAGTGTCTCTTGGCATCGACGGACTTTCTTTTTATAAAGATGGAAGATTAACTAAATCATACCCAAGCTCATGAAAAAGATAAATTTTAAACAATTACTGATTGCTACGGACATTACCCGTAAGCATTGTGAAAATATAGATTGTAGAGAGAATTTTGCGAATGTATTATACCGGAACGGTAACGGTATCGCATCGCATGCACTCGCTTTGAAGATATACAACTCCAATGAAGAGACAGAGTATAGTGATGAAGAAGTGGCCCTGATACAAGAGCATGCAAATGCTTTTTGCAAACCTTTCTTCATTGACGCGCTCAATCGTGCTATCAACAATCAACCGGAAGAAGTAACCGATAAACAGGAATAATTATGGCTTGGACAGAACAGGATTATCAAGAAATAGTTGCCCGTCTTATGGCTAACTCCATAGGGGTTAATGAAGTACCGAATGCGGACAAAGCGGATGATGTAACATCATTACCTGCATTTAAACCTTCAGGAAGCAACAGTGAAGCTTCTGTGGTCAATTATCCTTTAGAATTTTTGAAAGGAGAACAAGGCGAGCCAGGTATACAAGGAGAACCAGGAAAGTCATTTAAGGTGGCCGGCGAATACGCCACCCTTGAAGCCTTGAAATCCGCTGTTCCCGATGGTTCGGCAGTTGACGGGTTCATGGCTGTAGGTACGGAAGCCCCTTATGATTACTACGCATGGGTGAACGGTGAATGGGTAAGCCAGGGGAAGATTGGCGGTATAGACGAAGCGCCAACTGATGGCAAGGCATACGGTCGTAAGAATGGGAATTGGGCGGAAGTTCCTGAAAAATCCGACGTCCTCACCAAAACCAACAGTGAAAGTTTCACCCCTACGGGCGATTACCAGCCTGCAACGAAGAAGTATGTGGATGATAAACACATTATGCTTACGATTACAGATGAAGCTCGTATACAGTTGATTTCAAATCAAGAAGTTAAAGCAGGAGAAGCCGAATCAAAAATAAATCTTGTATTTGGAAGCATTGATAATTTTAAAAATATTATACAGAGATTATTAAGTGATAATATTTTATTCCTAAAAATTACAGAAAAAGAAATCTTTAAAGTAAGTACGAGTCACACATATTGCAATCCCGATAATGGAGCTTATGAACTTTCGTTTATTTATACTCATACTTCTATTGCCGATGCAAATAATATTAGCTTAGTTACAAAAAGAATTTTTATTGCATTGAATTCAAATGCTACAAATTTTTTCGTAGTAAAAGATATACTCGTTTCCGACAACCTCACCACCCTCACCAAGAAAACCGCTGCCGAGTACGAGGCTATTGGCTCTAAGGATGCCAATACAGCATATTGTGTAACCGATTAAAGGATAATGATTATGTTAAAAATAGGAGAATTGACCTCAGGGCTATTTGCTGGAGATAAGCTGATTGCGGGCAAAGAATTTGATTGGAGCAAATTATATGATGCTTTAACCTATTTACCACCTACTGATACACAATATGGAACAAGAATGTTAATAATAGCCAATCTTAGTTCACACGATATTAGTCTATATAGAAGTGGACAATTAACTATTGTTGAAAGTGGTAAAATAGATTGGTATTCTAATGGTGTAGGTAGTAATATTGATTTTGATATACAAAATGAAAGCAACGGCCCTGTTAGATATTTAGAAATCTATAAATGTAGACTTGTAGGTAGTAGTGATTCGCAAATGGAAATTAATGAAAATATATGTCAACCTGGAAGTGCTATTCAAAGTTTTATTGCTGGCGATTTTGATGATTTAGATTATGTACTTTTTGTTTTTGATTATAATGAATAAATAAGATGATGTATATAAAAACAATCTACTACAACAGCAAATTAGCCAAACTTATCCTATTTGGCGACTACACAACAATTATGCTTTTCGGCTTCATCCTTACGAAGCTGAAAGAGTTGTCCGAAACAACCATACGCCATGAACGGACACATCAGAAACAGTTCTTCGAGTGTATGGAGATAGCGGCTATCCCGTCTGTATTGCTGGCGTTCTATGTCAGTGCGTGGTGGTTGCTCCTTATCCCGCTATTCTACTACATTCTGTATTTGACAGAATGGTTTGTGAGCTTCGTGTACCACCTGTTTACAGACAACAAGATTGGCGGCGGTAAGGTAAACGCCAACGCCTATCGTGCGAGCGCATTTGAGATGGAAGCCAAACTCAACCAGGATAATCCAAACTACTTGAAAGAACGTAAATGGGGTGCATGGTTCAGATACTACGGTAAGATATGAAAATCCCGTCCTACTCTCACGAGCAAAACGGAATGACAGTAGTTCGCTTATTTGATAAGAGACACAAAGATAGGAATAATTGACAAATAACGATAAGATGAAGAATAACATTATTACCCAAAGCATACCGGGTGGTTTCTCGGTAATAGCAAGCAGTTTTATTGCACAGTCATTGGAACACATGATACCGTGGCTGATAGTAACATTTTCAGTCGTTGTATGCGATTTTATGTTCGGGATAAGGAAATGCTTGCTATTGGGTGAAGAATTTCGGTTTTCAAGTGCCGTGCGCCGTACTATGGGTAAAATGGTGACATACTTTGCCTTTGTTTGTATGGTGGTGATGATAAACATTGCTTCCGGCAATAAATGGAATATTGATGTGTATTCATGCTTGTTTGTCTGCTTCATAGAGTTCTGCTCTATCATAAGCAATATCTTGAAGCCAAAGGGATATAATTTCAACTTACTGAAAGCGTTGGGATTGTTCGGAAAGAAAGTGCTCGATGTCGAGAAAGAAGATATGAGTGAAATAATAACTAAAGATAAGGAGTAACAAAATGAAAAAGAAACTGATTATCGCAGCGATTGTTATCGCTATCATCGTGGGAGTTATGCTTTACATGCACTACACACCGTTTTGGGTGAACCTGACTACTGTTGTATCATTCGGTGTCGGTGTTGTTGCCGGATGGGTGGCTCGTGTGGTTTATGACAAATATTTCAAGGAGGACGCGCAGAATGAAAATATTGATTGACAACGGACACGGAAGCAACACTCCGGGCAAGTGTTCACCGGACGGAAGATTGAAAGAGTATGCGTATACCCGTGAGATTGCCACACGTTTGGAAGCCGAATTGCGCAAACAAGGTGTTGACGCAGAACGTATCGTCAAAGAGGAAATAGACGTTCCCTTATCGGAGCGTTGCCGTAGGGCGAACGAATACAAGGCAAGTGACACAATCCTCGTATCTATCCACTGTAATGCAGCGGGAAGCGGCTCTGAATGGATGCAGGCACGTGGTTGGGAAGCGTGGACTTCGGCAGGTCAGACGAAAGCCGATAAATTAGCTGACAGCTTATATGCGGCAGCCGAACGACTTTTGTCGGGTATGAAGATACGCAAGGATATGACGGATGGCGACCCTGATAAGGAAAGCGGGTTCTACATCTTGAAGCACACGAAGTGTCCGGCAGTCCTTACAGAGAACCTATTCCAAGACAATAAGGAAGATGTTGGCTTCTTATTATCGGAAGAGGGCAAACGGGCAATAGTGGACTTGCATGTGCAGGGAATTGTGAACTATTTGAATAACTCTAAAAAGTAAACATCATGGCAGCAGAAGTTTTATCATTTCAAAAAGAAGAAGGCAAAACAGCGTATTACGCAACGTTTGTCAGTGACGGTAATCCCGTTACCATACAGATAAAGAACAAGGGCGGAATGGTGACTGTATTTGCCAATATCGAGGGCATGAATCCTATCCCGCTTTCCCCAAATGCCAATCAAGCCTTAGGTCCTTCCAATGTGATATTTCGTCTTATTGGCATAGCGGCAGGTATGGAAATTACAATAAGAAGTGCTACGAAAGTGTCAGAAGCCAAAATGATTAAAGAGGGATAGCCTTATGAAACCAATCACTATCCCTCACATCAGCATTCCTATAATCGGCATTCCCGTAATCAGCATACTTACCATAGGGTTTCCCGGTGCTGGCGGAAATAAGCCGCATCCATTTCCTGACGAAGGGTATTTATTATTAGCCAATGACGCTCCATTGTTGTTGACTAATGAAGAGCCGATATTGCTTACAAGTAAAAATAAATAGTAGTATGGAAGAGAAAACAGAAAAAGGACAACAAATTGGACAACTCCCCAAAAGAGACGTTTTGACGGGTAATGAGCAGTTTCCATTTCAAGAAGACAGAGAAAATGGTTCTATCACCCCTAACGCCCTAAAGCGTTTCATTAGTTCCGGAAAAGGTGGATATATGAGCTATATAACCGAGTATAATGTTTCCATTCATCATCCTTCATTCGGGATTGATGGCAGTAATAGATATACATTAGAAGGTGCTATTGTTCAAGTTCCGGAAGATATAAGAACAGCCGGGCTAAAAGTGTCATTCTTGAACAATAGCGGACTTGTGGAGACATGGGAATTTGCAGGTGGAGTATTTGAAAATATCGAGAACTGGAAATCAAATGAAGATAAATTGACCGATATTCGAGATGAAGCCATCGACAAAATAAAGGATGCGGAAAGTGATGCAATTTCAAATTTCAGTTCCCAGCGTGTTACTCCTGATATGCTGTCTGAATCGACCAAGCAGTTCATTAACGCAAGTGGCGGCGGTACAATAAATAATCTTGCGGACGACGAGGACCTTGTGTCTGTAGACAAAGGGGAAAGTTTAAGTGTTTTAAAATTTGCCGACCGTGCTTATAATCCTGACAGATTCAGCGGCAAGGGGTATAAAATATTGCGTAGGAATATTATAGACGGTAAAAATATACTTACGCAGGAAATGATAAATCAGCCTGATACTATATATGAAATCAGGTATGATTTTGATTTGGATGGCGCAGAAATAAGCATTCCTAAAGGGTGTATTCTAAAATTTAATGGGGGTCGTTTTTTAAATGCGTTGAATATCAAAGGGGATGTAGAAAACAAATACTTAATGCCGGAATGGTTTGGCGCGTCCAACGACGGTAAAACAGACAGCTCTGATGCATTTAATGCAATCGTGCGGATATGTCGCAGTATAAGATGTTCCAATAAGAAGACTTATCTGTTTACCAAAGACATAGATGCAAAGATTTTGAATGAATTGTCGATTGACATGAATATGTCTTCTTTCATAGATTTCCATATTGTCATAAACATGAATGATGGAATAAATGATTGGAGATCGGCATACTCTTCTATCGGGCTTTCAATCAAAGAAGGATTTATCATGTCTAAAGGCAGCGATACGAAATACCGTAATTGGCAAATTCCTGTCATAATCAGTGGGGGTCCTGTACATTTGGATAATATGAATATAAGGCGGGTTCCTTATATACTGGCATTGGCTGATAGATATATTGATGTCATGCGTTGGCATAATGTCATTTATTATTCATGGGAGGACACCTATTCGGATGTAACATACCGGCTTGATGCTATAAATGTGGTGTTAAGGGATGGTACTATATCCAAAATGAATGAGGGACAAGAGTTAGCGGGAGATGCTTGGATATTTAATTCGGTAAATGAATTCAGAGGGTATAACGAAAAAAGGACTTTTGATTATAAGTTAGGTACATTCAGAGGAGGACTGTATACTAACTTCATTAATTGCATACAAAGCAATATAACATTAACTCAAAAAATCAAAGCTAATTTTACCGGCTGTCACTGGGAAGCCAGCGGAGTTACAATTGAAGGTAGTGGAGGTCTCATTCAAGCCAACTTTATAGGCTGCTATTTTTATATGAATAGCAGGATATTAAGTGAAAATCAAGGCGTAACATATATTGGTTGTTATTTTAGAGGGCTATGGGATAAAGCCGGAGATATGACAATGCCTGAATTTTTGAACAATACTGATATTGTGGATATGAATTGCGTGTTTCTCAACTGTAGAATAGGGGGGACATTGGTTGATACAAATCGGTACAAAGCCTGTTATTATAATTATAAGAGAACGACTTCATTAGGAATGCGCCAGTATGTTATGGACGCTTTTAACAAAGGAAATATTGAATTAAGGGATACCGGTAACATTATTAATAACCGGGAGAATGGAAATTATAAATATACAATATATCTGTTGTGTGGAGAAAATATACCTATTGCCAAACGTGTGTTTAATATGGATATTACTGATAGTGATAAAGGGAAAACGCCATATTTCTATATAAACCCGGGTAAGAACTATGGGTTTGAGGTATACAGAGAGTCACCTAACGGGAAAAAAGAAGTTGTTGTTGGATTCAGTTCGGTTAATGACGTTGAAACCTTATCGTTTCAGGATTTTTCAGACTGTGCATTAATCGGTGAACATGATTCTATCTGGTCGAGCATGAAGACATCGGTATTGCTGTGGAAACCAGTAAAGGACGACATACCGGACAAAACTTTATACCCGCATTTTTTTTACAATCAGGGAGTCTTGATGTCAACGAATGGGAATTTAAAAAGTCCGCTTACTGATTTTCTCGCAATTCCATATTTAAATGTAGGAGTTACTTCACAACGTCCTGGCAATGCAGATAATGGTTTTCAATTTTTTGATGTGACCCTGCGTAAACCTATATGGTGGAACGGTTCTTCATGGGTAGATGCCAGTGGTTCTACAGTGTAGTGTTTTACTAATTATTTATGGTATGAAAAATAACATCTTAGGTGCGGTGGTCTATCTATCCACCGCCATAGTATTCGGCGGCAGTACTGCACTGCTGATGCTCTTCATTAAGGAGAACAGCGACCGTTGCCACTACTATAACGGTAAGTGGAACAAAGCAGACTTGCTGTATGGAGTTGCCGCAATATGTGCAGGCATGGTTGTTAATCATTATCTGTTGAAGTTATGAAGAAGTTAGTGTATATAGTATTTCTTGCGTTGACGGTGTATTCCTGTAGGACGAGGACTGTTTATATGCCGGTTGAGACAAAGGTTCTTGACAGTGTGGTTTTCCATGATACTACATTTCAAGAGAAGCTGATACCGTACAAGGACAGCGTATCTGTTGCCGATACAACGTCATTCCTTCGCAATCCGTATGCCTACAGCTATGCTTCATTTAGCAACGGGATATTGAACCATTCATTGGGCATTTATCCTCATGCTACGGTAACGGTCAAAATGCCGTATTTTATCGAAAAGATAAGAAGGATTGAAGTGCCCAAACCTTATCCGGTAGAGAGGGAACTGTCGTGGTGGGAAAAATTTAAAATCAATTACGGTGGTGTCAGCATTTCGATAAATCTGACATGTGTTTTATTCGTAATTGTTTGGCTCACCATAAAGATAAGAAAGAAATTAACGATGTAGAAGTTGGCTTGTAGCTGACACTCTTTCGGGGCTTAGAGTAAAAAGAAAGCCCCCAACGTTCAAATAATTATTGCCACATAAAAATTTGAAAAAAGCATAAGACACCGCACGTTGGAGGCTTTAATATCTTCAACACGGTATCTTATGCTTTGTTCGTATATAATCAAATATTTTATGTGGCAGGGCAAAGATAAATATAAAATTCAGAAAAACTATGTGTAAGTCAGAAATCTTTGCCGAAACAATCAATCTTGTGGCGCAGGAGACCGAAATACCCGCCAGCCGAATACTATCTTCGGATAAGGATACGGAAACCGTAGACGCCCGCTATTTGCTTGTACAGTTGCTTGTCGAAAGGGGAATGTACCCTTCACAGATAGCTCCTAAAATCCACAAGACCAAACGCGCGATAAACTACATGATTTCCAATTTCCAGGAACGTATGGAAGGCGGGAAAATGTTGAGAATATATTGGGAAAACATTAGGAAAGCGTTGGGAAACAACTGATTTCATGGCAGTATCGGTATTTATACTTTTGTGATGCGGTTGATTTTGACCGTAATACAAAATATAAATCTCTATGGAAAGAACGTATGTCTTCAATCAAGACGGGAACAACGGAAATGGTGGCGGAAGCAAATTCGACATCATGGCTATGTTGCCCAACTTGATGGGAAGCAAGGGTGTAGACCCCGGACTTCTCGCTTTACTGAACCAGGGACGTGGCAGCCAAGACCAATGGGGCGGCTCGTGGTGGTTCATCTGGATTATCCTTTTGTGGTTCTGTTGGGGCGGCAACGGCTTCGGCAACCGCTTTGGCAATGGTGGCGGTCTGCCTGCCGAGCTTAACGGTGATGTCGGTCGTGAATACCTGATGTCAGCCATTCAGGGCAATGGCAATGCCATCAACCAGCTTGCTTCTTCTTTGAACTGCTCTACCCAACAGTTACAGAGCGCCCTGTGCAACATCCAGGGACTTATCGCCAATGTAGGAAATCAGGTGGGCATGTCAAGCCAGCAAATCATCAACGCATTCCAGTCCGGAAATCAGGCTGTTCTTACTCAGATTGCAGACTGCTGCTGCAAAAATCAAGCAGCAATTGAGCGTCAAGGGTATGAAAGCCGCTTAGCAAGCTGCGAAAACATGAATACGCTTACACGCACAATGGAAGGGAATACGCGTTCTTTAGCGGACGCTTACCGTGAAGGTTTCCAAGCACTTGTAGCAAAAATGGATGCGGCAGAGGCGCGTCGTCAGCAAGAAGCGTTGGCTGCTAAAGACGCTGAAATCTCTACTTTAAAAGGTGAAATTTCACAGCGTAATCAGAATGCAACTATTCTTGGAAACGTAACGCAACAAATTGCTCCAATAGTAGCAAGTCTACAAACATTGCAGGGAGAGGTGGATAAAATCCGCTGTTCAATGCCGCCTACAGTAGCAGTGCCATACCCGCAATTGCAAGTATTTAATCCGGAGGTAGCTCGTGCGGCCGCCTACGGTGCATATATGGGAGATTCGGTATATGCACGCAGTGGGTGCGGATGCAACAATTATTGGGGATAATTAGCCATTAGGTAAAGAGTTCTTTGACTTATTGATAAGGGTTTCGTAGTCGGAAAGATACATCCATTGATAACCTTTGTGTTGTTTGGCAATGCCTCTACAACAACGGCTAACATGAGTTTGTATAAATCCATCTTTTGCTGTTGAACAGGCTGAATCATATTTAGTTATCAAAACGCCATCTTTTAACATTACTACGGGTCTTGTATTCCATGTTTTAATTCCCTTTTTATTGACAGAGTTTTTAATTCTTGTGAAAGGGTTTAGCATATTTAGAGACCTATTACACCAACGGAGGTTTGATACTCTATTGTCTTTTCTATCACAGTTAATATGGTCTATTTCTTTATAATTCATTGGATTAGGTATAAAAGAATTTGCTACTATGCGATGTACAAACATTGATTTGTACTTCCCATTATGGTCTACTAATTTCATATAATGATAGCCATAATGATTCCATCCTTTTAATAGGGATGGGGCATGAGTAAATACACAAGTTCCATTCTTTGATTGGTAGGACAATCTTATAACCCGTCTAAATGAAGAAACTTTATAAAGACCTTCATATCCGACTACATCCCTCCATTCCTCACCTTCAAGAGATACACTTTTGATAAATTCTTCGTTTGTCATTGATTTTACCGAATTAAATGATGCCGAAAATTGAAAAATGGGAAGGGCTTCGGTTTACCCTTATCAGTTGGTCATGACTCCAACCTATCCCGATTGTAAATATAGTAATAAACAATTAAATTACAAAAGATTATGGCATTATTTCCTTTTAATAATTGGGGCTTCCCGTTCCCTACTATTGGAAGGGCTAATTTCAATACCCTTCCTACGGTAGCCGTAACGGTCGGCACGGAGAACGTGACTTTGGAGCTTCCTAACCATGCGTTCCGTAACAGAAGCTATGTAGGCGGTTTCTATGTCAGTCTCCGCCAGGCAATACCTGCCGGTACGACTGCTACACTCCCGATACTGATAGGGACTAACGGGGATACAAGACCGTTGCTGGCTTACAACAATGAGCCGGTGACTGTCGGCAACCTTGCCGGAACTGGTATCTACGAAATTCACTATAACAAGTACACCAACGAACTGTTCCTTGTTAACGGTGGGTATCGTCCGACAACCGCATCGACACCGACTCCGACAGCAGAAGCAACCGCTCAAAAGAGCAAGTAGTTAACATGGGGCTTTGTGGTTGTTTCCAAAATGGAAATAGCCACTCCCCTTTAAAATCAAACCAATATGTTTCAATCACTTCGTACCAATAACCAGTTGTATATACTTCATAAGGATGCTAACCCGTTTATCGAATACGGTCCGGTAGTCAGCGTTTCCGCTCCCAAGCCGAAATATCCTATGGCACCCCCTATGGGACAGTTGCCCCAAATGGAAATGGTTGTGGACGTCGTTGTCTGTATCAACGGGCAGAACACGACTTTCCAAAATCTACCTGCTGGCATGGATATAGCCGACTTCGGACAGAACGGCAATATCGTAGTGTCATGCTCTCGTGATGCGATGAACAACGAGGTCGCTTCTATGAAACAGAAAAGCATAGACATTATCAATAGCATGGACTTCCACAATTCCGTCATTGCGGGATGTGACAAGATGCTGACGCTCTTGAACCCCGAATTTGCAGAGAAACAACGTCAGGAGCAGGAAATATCCTCTCTGAAAGGGCAAATGGCGGAAATGAGCAAGAACATGTCCGACCTTATGGAATTGAACAAACGGCTTATGGAACAACTCGGAGTTGCTGAAACATCTAAAACAAAGAAATAATATGGGAATGTGGGAAATATTGGAAGAAGGACGCGGAGAATATGACCGTGACTTCGGTATGAGAGGCGGTAATCCTATGGAAGAAGCCTATAGAGAGGGTTGCCGTCATGGTTACGAGAGAGCCATGCGTGAGATGCAGGGCGGTGAAATGGGCTATCGTAACAGCGGTGGTTCACGCGGTGGAAGCTATAGCGGCGGCTCAGATATGGGCGAACGCCGTATGCCGGGTTACTTCCCGGAATATCCGGTTTACAACGAACGCCGCGATTCACAGCCTTACGGTGATGATATGGGCGAACGCAGACGCAGACGCGCCAACGGAGAGTTCATGTAATGGAGAGGGGATTATTCCCCTCTTTTGCCAATCACTTAAAATCAGGAAAATATGAAACAAAGATTAGATACATACGACAGAATACCGCCTGCAATGGCTGACTATCTCAGCCAGTACGGATGGCATTTCAGCAAGAAGATGTGCCTATGGGCTGTTTCCCGCATGAAGATGGAAAATAAATCTACGGGTAAAGAAGAAAAGCTGGAGCCAATCAGCAAAGAGCAGGTAGAGGAGCTTCTGAAAAAGTACAGTGTAAACCTGGAGAAGGATGCAGGGTACGACAGCGTTTACGTGGCAAACATGGCGAAGTCGGATTACTACAAAAGTTCTATCACTGACGAAGCCCATCTCGCATTGTTCATTAAGGATTACATAGATGATGTGGACGCTTACAATGGAATGCCTTTCACTCGGTTCTATGCCGACTGCATAGGCTCCGGCAATCCTATCATGTGGGAACAGATGATGTAGCCTATGATAATACAGGAATTTTACATACCGGATTATGATTGGGAAGTGCGTGTATATTATGCGGTGGACTGCTATTATACCGACCGTATCATCGCCGACCTTCAGCGGGTAGGATGCAGGGGGCTGGATTTGACGAATGCCTATAAGAACATGCGCTCCTGCAATCTGAATACGGGTATCACTTACTCTAATATCCGAAATAGGCAAACCGTAATGGTTATAGCCCTTACTTCTTCCCCGGCAGAGTTTCAGAACTCTTTCGACCATGAAAAGGGGCATCTATGCCGGCATATCTCACGGGCGTTCGGCATCGACCCGTATGGAGAAGAAGCGCAGTACCTTAGCGGATATGTGGGACAGAAGATGTTCCCGGTAGCGAAGAAATTTTTGTGTGAACATTGCAGACGTAGCTTATGTGGAAAATAGTACAAGCCATTTTATCAGGCAAATCACGGGAAGAAGTATATAACATGCTTTCTCCCGAACAGAAAGATACGCTGAACAGTCTTGCCGTAGCAAATGGTATAAACCGCCAACAACGTAGAAAACTTGAACGTGATGCGAAAAAGGGATTACATAGATGAACTGCTTGAATTGGCGGACAATGTCCTTTACATGGACTATTGCCGCCTTTTCCGGGTTATCCAATGGAACGTTTAGAACGCCTTGAACGGGTTCTCCATTGGGTTATACCGCTTGCCGTTTTGGTGAGGGTATTAGCTTGGTGTCTCTAATTCTTTTGCTTTAACCGTATGATTTCTGCCCCACATTACTGCGTTATACAGCGAAGTGGCATACATCTTAATCTCATCCTTGCTTTCAAGGAAATCAACCTTAGAAGCTGCTATCATAGCCTCTGTATAAATCTCTTTGTTTAAAATATTATTCTCTTTCATATTATCTGCATTTAACTTTTGTAAGTCCATACTTAGCCAATCTTAGATATATTGTCCTCACACTCACATCCAACATTTCAGCCATTCTGCGGGGCGGTATCTTTTCTTCCTTGTACAACTTGGTAATGTTTTCTTCCGAAAGCGGGTCAACGAAAGGTTTCTTCGGCTCTGCTATCCCCATCCGTTTACGTGCCTTCGCTGCATATGCTTCATTTTGTTTGTCTTTTGTGACGTAAATAACAGTGGTCTTGTTAAGGCGTAGAGGGAATAGCCTTCTTTCCACTTCCTTGTGTTGTTCGGCAAAGCTTTCCGCATCCCCGTTGACCGCAGTGTCAATCTTCTTGTATTTGTCCGGGATGCGGGAGTGTCTGTCTCTGATTATTCTGCCTGCTTTTCTCATGACTTCTTTTGAACGGT